GATAAGAACGGGAACACGAATACAAAAATCGGGTTTGAAGGCTACGATAGAAAAGGCGTTCCAAACGCTTTAAAAGCGAGAGCAATGGAAAGCGGAACTTCAAGACTGAGAAAAAGGCCGTTTGTCCGGCCGGCCGTAGCCAAAATGAGAGGAAAGGCAATAGAAGAGATGGGCAAAACATTAGATAAAGAAATGAAAATCTATGCATTGTAAAGGAGAGTGAAAATATGGATCAAAAATACGGCGAATTTGTAGGCGTTGACAATCTCCATGCTGCAATAATAATTGAAGACACAGAAGATAATTACATTGCCGAAACTCCTGAATATCTCGCTCCATCGGCTGAGATTTCGGGAGAAGCAGAAACCAGCAATACACCTACGTATTATGACAACGTACCAGCGGACAATTATGTTACTGAAGGCCCCACAACATTGACTATCACTGTGTCAGGCGTACCAGCGGATAAAGCTGCAAAATATCTCGGTAAAAAATATGATACAGCAACAGGTAGGGTACTGGATACCGGAGAACCGAACCCACCCTACTGCGCAATATCTTTCAGATTCAATCGCGGGAAAAACGGCTACAGATACTATCAATATTTGAAAGGTACTTTTTCTGGTGGTGCTGAAGAAGCAGCATCAAAATCAAATGATATTGATATACGAACTTACCAGCTTACTTTTACAGCAGTAAATACCACGCGTAAATGGGAAATAGACGGGGAACAAAAGTCACTAAAACGCATTTATGCAGATACAACAGACCCTGCATTTAACCCAGCCGGATGGTTCAGTCAAGTACAAACACCTGACACAACATCATCCCCTGCAGCATTAGAGCTATTGAGCATTACACCTAACGATGGCGATACCGACGTTGCTGTTGGTTCCGACATTGTGCTGACATTTAATAACAAAATTGTAGCAGAAGCTATAACACTGCTTAATGCTAACACAGGGGACATGGTTGCAGTAACAAAAGCCTGGGATGCGTTCGGCAAAGTATTAACTATGAAATCATCTACGGCACTTACAACAAATACAATGTATATAGTATCCATTGCGGGTGTAAAGGATATATATGGACAAAGTCTTATGGCAACGAGCAAGGCTTTTACGACCGTAACATAACAACGGGCGGACAACCTCCGCCCTATTTTTGTAGGAGGTAAAACATGAAACCGGTATTTATTAACTTTACCGATGACGAAGGGAAAGTAGTAAAGACATTTTCTACATGTAGTCTCAAGACTGGCATAATGGATAATATTTTTGATATCGCTGAACGAGCTGAGAATCTTGAAAAAGGGAAAATGAGCGTAAGCGAAGTAAAAGCTTTTTATAATGATCTGAAAGCTGTGATTCTAGCAATATTTCACTATAAATTTAGCCTCGAAGAGCTTAACGAAGGTGTTGAGCAAGAGGAATTAATGAGGGTATTTCAGGACATTTGCTCGAAAATCAGCGGTGAAATGAAAAAAAACTAAGCCCGGGGGAACTGGAAACCGATTCCCCCGCAGGTTACAGAGTAACGCTTTTGAACTTTAAAAGGACTATCTCAAAGAATTTTAAGTGGTCCTTATTTGATATTGATGAAACAGATTTTTGTAATCTTTTAGCATTTGCACAATTTACTCCGAAAGATGATCCTAATGTACGAATTATCAACGGCAAGGTATATCGCAGAGCGAAAGATGTCCCAAGCTGGCTATAAGGTGGTGAGAATATGGCGTATGATATAGGTCCCAAGATAGGTATTGAAGGCGAAGCGGCATTTAGAAAAGCAATAAATGATATTAATACAAGTATGAGGACACTCAAGACCGAAATGGAAGCTGTCGCTTCACAGTTTGACAAAAACGACAAATCACAGGAATCGTATTCGGCAAAAAACGAGGTACTGAACAAGCAGATTGACCTACAAAAACAAAAACTTGAACAACTGCAAAAAGGACTTGCTGCAGCCGCTGAAAAATACGGAGAAAACGACAGAGTGACACAAGGATGGCAACAGGCGGTAAATAAAGCTACAGCTGATTTGAATAACATGGAGCGAGAGCTAAAAGAAAATGAAAAAGCTATGAAGAGTGCCGGTGACGAAATGGAGAAAGCGGCAGAAAAAGCAGAAAAGAGCGGAGATAGATGGAATAAGTTTACAAGTATATTAAAGGGTGTTGCTGTTGCTGCCGGAGGTATAGCCATTGCTGCTGGAGCCGCAGCGGCAAAACTTGGGAAAGATGTTATTGCAGGGTTTGCTGATTATGAGCAATTAGTTGGCGGAGTCGAAACCTTGTTTAAAGAATCAGCACAGAAACTACAAGATTACGCAAATGAAGCATATAAGACAGCGGGATTATCTGCTAATAATTATATGGAAACAGTTACATCATTTTCTGCAAGTCTTATTCAGTCTTTAGGCGGAGACACGGAAAAGGCCGTAAAGTTAGCCGATATGGCTATTATAGATATGGCCGACAATGCCAACAAGATGGGTACAGACATACAGGCAATACAAAATGCGTATCAAGGATTTGCCAAACAAAACTATACTATGCTGGATAACCTTAAGCTTGGGTATGGCGGCACAAAGTCAGAAATGGAGCGGCTGCTTGCCGACGCTGAAAAATTATCAGGAATTAAGTATGATATTTCAAGTTTTGCTGATATAGTTGAAGCTATACACGTTATACAAACAGAAATGGGTATAGCAGGAGCAACAGCAAAGGAAGCAGAGGGAACTATTAGTGGTTCCATAAACGCCATGAAATCAGCTTGGGAAAACTGGATTGTTGGCCTTGGGAATCCTTCAGTCGACATGAAGAAGCTTACAGAAAATCTCACCAACGCATTCCAGACGGTAATTAAAAATGTAGTACCTGTAATTCAGAATCTTACTGCGGCATTACCGAATGCTGTAGCGGCAATTATACCAGCTATTGGGGAACTATTGCCTTCTTTTCTTAAAACAGCGAGTGAGCTGTTTGGACAGGTATTACAATCAATCCTTAATATGCTTCCCGGTCTGGTTCCGGCGGGCATACAAGCAGTAATGACAATAACAGATGCTATTATAGACAATTTACCGTTAATACTTGACGTTGCTATACAAATAATTTTAGCCCTGACTGATGGGCTTACGCAGGCTCTTCCCGAGCTTGTACCTATAGCTGTGGAGGCAATTTTAAAGCTTGTTGAAACGTTGGTAAATAACATGGACTTATTGGTTGATGCAGGAATTCAGTTAATATTAGCATTGGCCGAAGGTATAATTAATGCTTTACCCCAATTTATAGAGATGGCACCACGATTGATAAATGAGTTTTGGGCGAAATTTGACCAAAATTTACTTAAGATTTTAGGAGCTGGTGTGCAGCTTATTATAATGCTCGGTCAAGGAATTATCCAAAGTATCCCTTTGATAATCGCTAACGCCGGAGAAATAGTCAAAGCAATATTTACAACAATATCACATCTGAACCTGCTTAACGTTGGGAAAAGCATAATTAATACTTTGGGTCAAGGACTATCCGGTATGAGCGGCAACGTCATTACAATAATCAAAGATATAATTACTAAAATTATAAGTAACTTCAAAAGCATTAACTGGGCTGAGATAGGCATGAATATTATTAACGGCATAAAGAATGGGATAATTGGTGCAGCGGGTAATCTGGTCCAGGCAGGAATCGATGCTGCTAAGGGCGCATTGAATGGGATGAAGAAGTTTTTGGGTATCAATTCTCCTTCTACTGTAATGCGGGACCAGGTCGGGAAAATGATCGGTGCCGGCATGGCAGAAGGTATAGCAGATAGCGCAAGACAAGTTGATGCAGCCATGAATGATTTGAATAACAAGATGGTTGCCAATGGAACAGTAAATATAAATACGAATAAAAATAGCCCTATAACTCAAACAAGTGGAAGCGAAGCATCAGAAATAATTATCCACAATTATACTATTCTTGATGGTAAGCAAATACAAAAAACAACCAGCAGATTGCAATCTCAAGCCAACAGAAGCAAATCGAGAGCATTGGGGGTGGCACCGGCATGATAGGAAGCTTTGAATTTAATGGAATAAAAAGTAGCGAATATAATCTTGTCTGTCGCTCTGTAAGCCGCCCTTTATTACCGGCTATACGCCCACGAGCAATTCAAATATTCGGAAAATCCGGAGTTATAGACTATAACGGCGGTGATTTTGAGACACGCAAAATAACTATGCATATAGCATATGTTGGTTCGGATTTTTATGAACTCCGAAACAGAGCGAGGAAAATTGCAGCTTGGTTATCTACAAAACAGTGGGCAAAGCTGATTATAAATGATGAGCCAGACAAATATTATTTATCTCGCGTATTAAACGGTATCGATTTTGAAACAATACAGCGATTGGGCCAAGCTGACATTACTTTTGAGTGCCAGCCTTTTGCATACATGTGTACCAGTACAGGAGAGGATCCGTCTTGGGAAGATGCTGACTTCCCTTGGATAACTGATATCCCTTGGAATACGATTCAATCCTATCAATTTTCAGCAACCGGGGCAAAAGAGTTTACATTTGATAATCCGGGGACTCAGGAAATTGGATGTAATAGTCCGCAGGGAAGCAAATTTGACCTAATTATATCCGGGAGCTGGGCAACGTTTGAAGTGAGTATGAACGGAAAAACTCTGGAGTATACAGAGGCCGGGGCCGGTATGCTCATTATCGACAATGTCAATATGGAGGTAAAACTCGATGGCGCAAATAAACTATCTGCGTTGGATGGAGATGTAGACAGCTTTTTGAATGTGATACCTGGCGAAAACACGATTGAAATAGACGGAACAGATTTGAATGTGACTGTAACAATAGATTTTACTCCAATGTGGCTGTAGGGGTGATGTAATTGATAAA